AGGCGCTTGTCCCGTTGCTTCAGCCATGATTATCTCCGTTCATTGGTAAATCGTTCTCTGGTTTTGTCTAAAAAAGTCTTGTCCTGCATCTCTCTGAAAGAGGTGACTTTCCCGTTCTCGACTACACCCTGCAAAATGCCTCTGAATTTCTTGGCGGTCTTGTAAAACCTCCAAAGTAACTCGCGTCCTTCAACGTCCCTTACCGGAACCGCGTCCCACTGTTCTATAATGTCTCTCTCAAGGATATTGAAAGCCTCTATAAACAACGGGTCATTCAAGATTCTGAGGGCGTTCTCGCCTCTTACTTTGGCATCGCTCAATTAGAGACTCCAGTGGGTTTATCAGCGGTCATCTTTGCAGTCTTTAAAGTCGTCTTTGCAGAGAGTTTTGCAATAGCCAGTTTGGTATCGTTGTCCAACTGCGCTTTCCACGCTTCAAATTCTCTTTCTCTCGCGGCAGTTCTCTCAGCCGAAGCAATCTTCTCCTGTTCCATCATTGCCTGCATATCGGCCATCTTCGCTTCCATACCGTCCATAGGCTGATTGTTATCGTAAACTTTCAACCGAGCCTCATGCTGGCACTTCATATCCTGCAAGTCTTTTTGAGCATTGAGCCGCATCATCTCCAGTTCTTTCTGGGTCTGGGATGTGATTTGAGCAATCGCCAGTTGAGTCTGCGACTTCATGTGTTCGAGTTCTTTTTGAGTCTGCGCGTCAAACTGCCTTAACTGACCATTCTGTTGGAGTTTGTCGGCATCCGACTTCGCCTCGGCCTGAATCTTTATCATCTCAGGCGGGGGTGGGGGTTGCTTCGCTTGCGGAGGAATCGTTTGCGGGTCGGCCACAAACAACTCAGGATGTTTGAATCCCATCGCTTCAGACTGCTTTTTGTACAGGTTATAGATGTTTTCATCCGTAACCATGTAACCCTTGCCGGTCTGCATTAATTCGATCTGCTGCTGGTGCATCGCATTCAGGTGTTGCAACTGAATGTCCTTGTTGCCCGTGCCTAACCCGACATTCACCGTCATATCAAACTGCGTTTTCCAGTCGCGCGGGTCAACTTCAACCCATTTATTTCTCAGCCGGACGGTCATCTCTTTGGTAGAGTACTTGGAGAGCATGTAAACAATGCCTCTCATCAAATCCTTGACCCCGGTTTCGGCAAAGATGCGGGCCACCAAATCCCCCCTCTGTTGACCGGCCTGCTGGATCATCTGGATGCCACGGGCGGTCTTATTCAGCGAGTCGGCGTCCGTTCCCTGAGAGTACCGGGTAACCCCGGTTCGGACTTCTTTCTGAGCGTCCAGGTACTCCAGCATCGGAAAGGCGGCCCCCGCTACAAAGGGCGTTTCTTCGTTTCGGATGGCGTTCGGCGCGTACTCCCGCATGATCCCCCCGGCGCGGGAATTCATCAGGTCATCCAGGTTCGCCATAACCTGACCCGTCGCGTTGGAAAGCACCGCTTTGCGTGGATTATTGGTCAGATACAGGTTATTCAACATCTGCCGCCAGATCACGGATTTCGTAAACTGATCGGACATCACCAATTCGGCCACACTCATTCCGACCCACGTATGCGGCATGATGATCGGGGTGATACAAGCAAAGTTGATGTGGTCGGTTTCCTCGTTGATCCAGATCGCTTGGCCGACCTTGATGATGTGCCTTAACTCATCAATTCCGTCGCCGTCAACGTCCACCCGGAAAAAGCAGTCGGTCACCAGAATCTCTTTCTGGGAGTCCTGTTCACCGGGGGAGGGTTGCGGGATTTGGTCAATAAAACGGTCTCTGGCAAGGGCTTCGATGGAGGTATTGATTTCATTACTCTCCATCCCCGCTGAACCTGCTTCGTCTATGATTTCTTCGGGACAGCCCATGCTTCTGAGTTCCGACTTGCTAATCCCGCGTTTTTGAAAGCAAAACGGGGCGTCTTGGACGGAGACGCATTTATGCGCCGAAGAAATACCGAATTCTTCCGGTGGGACGACTTCGATGCAAAGCTGGGAAGCGTCCTTGGTGCACTTTACTTTAATGTCGTAGAGTAAAGGAACCGGAGGAACTTGAGATAGCATCTGCTGCTTCATCATCTCCCCCTGCGGGCCCGGAGGGAGTCTTTGCAACATCTGCTGAAGCTGGTTTTGAATCTGCTCTTTGGCGGTCTCGTCTTCGTGGGTTTCTGCTGACAGAATTTCGTAGTCATCGTCCTGCTTGAATTTCAGGTACTGTCCTTCGGACAAGTCACGGTACTCATCTTTGGTAATAGTCTCTGTCTCGTCCCACCAGTATTTGACGATCCCGTTATTCTGTATGAGGGCGTCCTTGAACCACTGATACAGGATCAGGAATCCGTTGTTCTGCCGGTAGAAGACGTAATTGGCGACTTCGGTTTGTTGCTTGGCCTGTTCTTCGTCTTCCGGGCCGTTGGGTTCAAACCGCACGACTTCATCCGAAGCGGTGAAGATTCTGATAAGACTCGGTAACATCCCCTCAACGGTGTCCATCACATCGGAGGAAATGACCTGGGATTCACCATCGACCTCGTTGCCGAAGGGTTTGCGGTCGTAGTAATCCAGAGCTAAAGCCCGTTGAGTGGCGAGGGAAGTCCGGGTGGTAGAAGACCCTATCCCCGAACCGGAAATGCCCCACCCCGCCCCCCAATGGCCGATGGAGGTAGCGACCTGCTGCTCGATCATCGAGCCTAACGTGCGGTCGTCTAGTGGTTCTGTTTCCATTCTCGCCACTCCCGGGTACGCTTGTCCAACGGTTCTGGAGTGGCTGGTATTTCGACCTTGGCCGGTTTCAATTCTTCAAACATGAGTTCCAAACGAGTGACTCGTTGTAACAATTCCTTGACCCTCTGGTCTGCCCAAATGCTCATGTGATTTTGACCGGCCCCGCTTTACCCTTGGAAAGAGGACGTTCTTTGGTATAACGCTCATCCAGACCCAAAGACGAGCCTTTGGACACAGGGGCGGTTTTCTCCGCAGTTCCACGACCTTTGAGGTTTCCTGCTTTAACACCGGCTGCGGTTACGAAAACATCGTTCGCGCTTTTAGCCCTTTTGCCTTTACCGAACATGGTTATGTACTCCTCATATCAATGCTGCGTTCATGCGTAACCCCTATTGGGATAAACCAATGGTTTAGGTTTTCGCATGATGCTACCGCCCGCCATGAATGTAAAGCAGAAAGCCTCCGAGCGGTCGGGGCTTTTGTGCATATCGGCCTTCATTTCGGCTTTGGTGATGACCTTCATCTTGCCGTTGGAGGTCGGTTTCCACTTGACGAGAGAAATCTCTCCAATGAAAGGCTCGTCGTTAGGTATCTTAACGTCACGCCCGTAAAACCAGCCCCGGGCCCGTTCCCACATCTCATCCCGCAACCGGAGGTAGCGGTCGTTGGAGGAATGAGATTCACTGACGTTGATACACATGACCGGGACTCCGAGTTCGCTAAGGCGGTCAGCCACGGGTGCTCCCAATCCGATGGCGTCAACACACACGATTGAAGGTTTTTCTTTGGCGTTTTTGTATTCATTCATCACCTTGCCCACTGAAACCATCGCATCATCCGACCGCCAGACCTTGATCGCTTCGGGCATGATGTTACCCCGTCTTTTCGCCAAAGCGCAAAGATCGGCCCCACCCCGGCTTACATCCAGCCCCCAGATTTCCTCGCTTTTGACCTGTTCAACGTCTCTCCCAACCGCGCTTTCGACCATGTGCAGCGGTATGATTACGTCGTCCTCAGCCGTTGGAAATTCCCCCAAAGCCCTGACTCTAAAGAAGTTGGAATCTTCTCCGTACTCCTGTTTCCATTGTTCAATCTCTTTCCAGTTGGTGCGGGAGGAATCGGTGCAAGCGACCTTCATGTTCGCCCAATGTTCCCGGTTCTTGTGAAAGGCGTCGAAGAAGTAACCTGAGAGTCTGGTCGGGTTGCCGGTCATGATGGTCTTGGCCCCTCGGGTAGACATCGCCCCCCGAGCCGTTTCAAAGATAATGTCGTCGACTCCGGGGGCTTCGTCTATGACAAATAGCATGTTCTCCGAGTGAAGCCCGGCCAGAGCCTCTGGAGTCTCTCTCCTCGCGGTCTTGGCTACAGCGAAAGAGACATTCGGTTCCTCCGTCCACCGGAAATACTCCGCCGACCACTCGAACTGCTCCTTCAAACCGGCTGGCATTTTGGTATGCCACTTGGCTATCTCACTCCAAAGGGCGTCGTACATCTGGCTG